CGGTTCCCACGGCAGCTCCTACGGTCTCATCAAGTGCCTCTGCGATTCCTACGGCCTCTCCTAGTTCGGGCGCGTCGTCGACTCCCTCGACGACAGCATCATCGTCAGCCTCTCCTACTCGTACGCCGTTCTCAACGGGCACGGCGTCGTCTCTCCCGTCTGCGTCTGCGAGTTCGTCGGTGAGCGCCACGGTGAGCGCCACGGGGAGCGCCACGGGGAGCGCAACGCCGCGTGCCTCTTCGCTTGCCACCGTGTCCGGGTCGGCGTCTGCATCTGCGTCGGGGTCTCCCTCTGCATCCCCGTCGGCTTCCCCGTCGGCTTCTCCGTCGGCTTCTCCGTCCGCGACGGCGCAGTGAGTAAAAAATTGAATTAAATTTGAAACCACAAACAACTTTTTACGTCTTACTCCTTCATCGCCTTGAGGTCGAACTGGAAGTCATCCCCGCGCAACTTGGGCTCGTGACGACGGACAATCTCGCGAATCAGGTCGGGGCCGTGCTCGGGCAGAATGTCCAACACGTACTCCTCCAGTTGCTTCTTGGACAGCGTCCAGCCCTTCTTCCACTCACCGGGCTTCTTCACCGCAAACACCATCTTGGACTTCTCCAGCCGAATCTCGGACGGCAGGGGCTCGCGGGGGTGAGCATACTCGGCTGCCAGGTCGAGCTCGACAAGTCGCCGCTCATCGCGAAGACGGTTCGCCGAGGCATTGATCTCATTGAGGCGCTTGCTAATCTCCACATAGCGAGAGACGTTGTTACGAAGAGAGTCCATTGTATCGATTGTATCCTGTGCTTGTCGTGTCTCCAGTAGAAAAGTGTTCGTTTTGAACAAGGGACGGATGTCATGGCTCGATTCCGATGAGGTCGAGCGCCTGCGCACCGTGTACAACAAAGAACATAGCAAGGAGACGCCCATTGCCAAGGGAGATACAGAGACCGTGTGGGGCGCTCTTCGCGAGCGCTTGGCCGCAAAATGCAAGACTGGGCGCGCCGAGTGCATCGTGTCCTCCATGTTGCGTCGTCCTGTCGCACCCAAGGAATGGACTCTGAATCGCTACGAGTGGTTGTCGAGCGACGATATTGATGCGATTGAGAAGAACTACACCGAACTCTTCTCGGACTATTTTTATGTGGGTTCAGTCCCCATCGATTTTGATTTGAAGAACGAGACGCGCCAATGTGTCGTCAGCGCCCTCTGTGCCATGAAGTTGGACGAGTTGTACAAACGGGGCAAGCACAAAATTGGAATTGTTGTCAATACGGATCCGCACGATGGGCCGGGGCAGCACTGGGTCGCTGTCTTTGCCGATATTCGTCCTGAGTTGGAGTACCCCCGTGTGACATACTTTGATTCCTATGCGATGACGCCTGAACCGCAGATTAAGACCCTCATGAAGCGGTGGAAGTCCCAGTGGGATGCGACGGGGATTCACAAGAAGGGAATGAGACTCACGTACAACAAGACGCGGCACCAGTACAAGGATTCCGAGTGTGGAATGTACTGTGTGTACTTCCACTATGCGTGCCTCCTGGAGTTGCCGATGGAGACGAAGATTCCGGACGATGTCATCAACGGATTTCGCAATCTGTTATTTCGGATGCCGAAATAATCGTCCCTCAAAGCAATGGCAACAGAGTGGGTTCTGGGTGTTGCTCTCGTTGCTCTCCTAGGATATCTCGTGTATGAGGAGGTGGATCTGCCTGTTACAGCGGGAGGTGCTATCGCCCGTGGTCGTCTGTGTGAGTACTACGCGGCGGGCTCGGTGTTTGAACCCGTCTCGGAGGCATTGGCGCGGGGCATTCGCCTCTTGGAAGTCCATGTGTACTCCGACGAGGACGACCAGCCCATGGTGGCAACCAAACCCGTGTCGGAGGGATACGATATTGCGTATGATAATGTGTCGTTCGAGTCGGTCTGTATCGATATCGTCAACGATGCCTTCCCGTCTCGCGACCCCTGTGTGCTGTCGATTGTTCTCCACACGGACAAGACCACGGCAATCGACCGTGTCGCGAATCACCTGACGACTATTGCACGCCGGCACCTGGTGTCGGGTACCGATCTTGTTGACTACCCCATCGACCAACTTGCTGACAAACTCGTCGTCGTCTCCGGTGGACCCATCAACGGAACAAAACTGGAATCATTGACGAACATATCATGGTCTGGATCATACGCCCGCCGCCTCACGTACCAGCAGGCACTGTATCCTCGTGATCCCGCCGAGTTGTCTGCCTTCAACAAAAATGGAATCTCGATTGTTGCGAGCGACAATGGGTTCTCCCCCTCGACCGTCCACCCTCACACCCCTGTCGCCTATGGATGCCAGTGGAACTTCTTCGTCAAGGGTCCCGGGGGGTTTCTCCCGAAGACGAAATAACTTCCGTGCGTTAAAACAAAATGGCAAACAAGTGGCTCACGCACGTGAAGAAGACGATGAAGGCGCACAAGGGTGCGAAGTTCTCGGCGGTGCTCAAGATGGCGAAGAAGACGTACAAGGGCGGTGCGGATGTGTCCCCGTACTCGGACTCGGGCAGCGGCGCGGACATCTACAACGGCCGTGCGACTCTGCAGTCGGCGAGCCAGGATGCCGGCCCGGTGGGCGGGCGTCGTCGTCGCACGCGCCGTGGGGGTGGTGCGATCCCCGGCAAGGCGGTCGGTGGTCGTCGTCGCCGCACCACCCGCAAGCACTAAAAACGAATTGATCTCATTCAAGGGATAAAGAGGTACCCCCAAAATGGACAGAGACACACCAAAAACACGTAAGGAATCAAAGAAGTCGGCGAAGGACAAGGCAAGTGGAAAGGACACCTGTTACTCATCCAAGCATGTGAGGCAGATGTAAGCGATGGCAGAGAAGAACAACAAGAAGTGATCACAATAATCACAATGATCACAATAACGACCGATGCGACACACGATATGTCTTCCGATGGTCACGGGATTTGGTGTATCCACCACCCATGACTTTCCGACACGTTTTTCCATGATAGGTCTTCTTGCTGCATCCGCTCTTGTAGTATGCCACCCGATGGGCATACCCGCGAAAGGTCGGGATCTCTGACTTTGTGAAATCAGCAAGCTGTTTGAGGAGTCCATACATCCAGTGCATGTACGCTCGCCGGGATCCCAGGGTCGGTTCGTACTTGTTGAGGTACGTTTGGAAGATCTTGGCCAACTTGAGGAAGGGGTACGCCTTTGCCAGATGATGGATGAAGGTGCGTTGGGTAGCCATATCAGACTCTTCCGGTTTGTCCGGGTAGTTATAGGCAAGGGCAAAGAGGAAGTCGCGACCCGGGACCGAGGTCGGTTTCATCTCGGCATATTTTTGCTTGACCTCCGCAAAGGATGGGTCGGCTCCGGGGTCACGGACCTTCGGGTCTTCCTTGGACTGCGTGCGAAGTTTATCGTTCACCATGTTGTGGATGTCGTACAACCACTTGCCCGGATCTCCGCGGAGAGGGTGTTTGTGCACAAACTCTGTCGTCGAGGCTCGGCAGTACTTACACGGAAGAACGTCCTTCATGTCGTTCAGCACGTCGTCGGGGTGCGGCGTACGAAAGGCAACGAGATGAAAGAGTTGCCACGCACTCGGTCCCCAGTACCGAGTATCCATTGTTACAACCGGTTAAAAATAAAGTGTGTCGAATCAAGTAAAATGCTGGACACCAAGGACATTATCATCCTCACGGCGTCGTTTTACCTTGCGACGGTGGTCGCCAAGTTCTTCACGGCGCTGTCGGATGACATCATCACGCCCATCCTGTCCCCTGCGGCGGCGGCCGGCAAGGGCGTCTCCGAGTTCGCGATCAACGTCGGTGGCATCAACCTGAAGGTGGGTGACTTCATGGCCGCGACGGTGAATCTCATCATCTCGTTCGTGCTGGTTGTCTTCACGATTGGCATCCTGCGCACGTACTTCCTGTCGAAGATCGGCGCGTCTCGCATGGCGTAAGGCGGCGGACTCTAACAAAAAAATAATGAATTAAAGCAAATGGTCTGGTACAACCCCACAACATGGTTTTCGTCAACTCCGGCTG